AGTGGTGCGGCGCTCAAGTCGCGTGCGCCGTAGGTCAGTTGCGGTGAGCGCGGAAATCGCGTGCTCGGTCGTGTGGGCTGCCTGCCACGTCTGTACGTCGGCTAGTTTCGAGTCGACGGAGTCGAGGCGACCCGTCAGCGTGCCGACAGCCTGATTCAGGGCGTCGGTCACGGCCGAACGGGTCGCCTGTCCTTCGGTCTGCGCGGCCCCTCGGTGCCGTCGGCCGACCAGAGCGGCGGGAACAGCCGTGAGGGCCGCTCCAACGACGTACGCCCAGTCAGGCGACGACAGAGGGTTCCCCATTACTTCACCTTCGCCTGAAGTGCCTTGACGGCCTTCTCAAGGGCAGTCACGCGCTGGTCGAGGGTCGGAGCCGGGACCACCTTGACCGGGGTCGGCCTCGGCGAGGTGACAGGCTTCGGCACGGTGACACCGGCCCATGCCTTCAGCGCGGCGACGCTCGCGAAGTTGGCCACGTTGTGGTCAACGCCGTTCGCGGACGAGTACTGATGGAACACCCACGGGTGCCGGATGCCGGGCTTCCCCGCCGGGTGGTTCGGGTCGGCGATCCACAGACCGTCACCCGCGTAGTTCTCGGTGTCGTTGTGGAACCAATAGTCGGTGTTGCAGTACAGCACGACGCGATGGTTCGGGTACTTCGCCTTGACGGCCTTCATGAACTGGTCGCGCTCGGCCTGCGAAACCCCGGAGGTCTCCCAGTCGAAACACAGGATGTCGCCGGTCCGCACGTCGGCCCTGGACAGGAAGTAGGCAGCCTGAGCGGCCCCGCTTCCCACCTTGCCGAAGTGGTAGTGACCGACGACCATTCCGGCCGCGCGAGCGTGCGCAATCTGCGCGGCGTACTTCGGGTTCAGGTAGTTCGTGCCTTCGGTCGCCTTCACGAAGACGAAGGACAGCCCGGACGTGCTGAACGTGGACGTCTGGTAGGACGCTACGTCAATGCCGTAAATCATGCAGGTACCCCCGAGGGTTAGTTGGATATCCAGAGCGCCCGAAATGCGGGCGAGGACTCAGCATTTGGGTTCGTGTTCAGCGCGGCTCCACTGCTCTGCCACCCCTGAAGCTCTAGGTAGTCCGTCGTCCCGTTGCACACGACGAAGCCGAGGGTCGTCGCCCCCCAAATACCGGTGGTAGCGGGGAGCTGGACACCCGTACCCTTGATCAGACTGCCGTTCAGGCAGAGGCGAGCGCACCGGTAGCCGGTCGCGTTGGAGGCGAAGCCGACTGTCCCAATTAGCAGGTAGGTACCGGGAACTGTTGGCGTGTACCGACTCGGGTTAACGGTGTTACTGTGCCCGCCGTACCCGTCAAGGTCTTCGGTGTCGATGTTGAGCGACGTCCACGCCGTGTTAGTGACACTCTGCGCGGTCGTCTGGTACCCGGTGAACAGCGGACGGTTAAGGAGGTACGTCAACCCGTTGTAGACGTTGGCGTTCCACAGTGCCGCCGTGATCAGATTGCCGACGGTTTCCTGTGCTGGTACTGGAACGGCAAGGTTTGTCATAGAGGCTCCCGAGGCACCTACTCACGTTGAGTAGGTGGCCTAGTAGGCGAAGGAAATTGCGTCGAATGCCGCAGCGGCGTCGTAAGCGGTCGGGGCGGTCGCGCCGGACGGCAGGGGCTCGCAAACCACTGCTCCGCTGGCGTGGTTGTACGCGAGATTCGGAGTGAAGTTGAAGAACGCTGACGTCCACCCCGAGAACGTCGTGCCAACCTGAGTGACCGTGACCGTTTCGGCAATGGCCGTACCGGGGTCAATGACGAGTTGCTGCCCCATGCCGATCTGAGCGGCGAGCGGGTTCGTGTTGTCAGCGGACGGACCGATGGTCACGTTCCCCGCGCCGATAGAGAAGGGGGAATTGAGGGTCGAGTGCCAAGCGGCGAACTGGCCGTACGGACGCGTGTCGGCCGGGCTGCACTGGAGTACCAGCCACGCCCCGCCCTGGTCGTCAAAGTCCCACTGCATTTGTTCGACAAAGCAGTCAACCTGAATGGCAGGTGCGCCGCTCGGCCGACGCATCACGCGAATGCGGGTGCCGAGTTCAAGCACCATCAGCGAGGCCCACGCCGAGGGGTTGCCGGACAGGTTGATTTTCACGGCCGAGACACGCGGAAGCGGGTTCTTGTACCTGCTCAGCAAGTAGTCGGCCGCATCCTGGCATTCGAGTGCGCTGGTCGAGTTCACCGTGCGGGCGAGCGGCCGGGGCATGTAGTTAGCGATGCTGGTAGCGTCCTGCGCCACGAACGTCTGCCCCGTGCTGGTCTGTGTAACCGTCACTATGTTGGCGAGGTGCGTCGGGTCGTAGTCCAGCTGAAGATCCTCGTATGGGATCTCGCCGGAACCCTCGCCGAGGACCACGACGGGTGTCAGCGCGTTGTACCGCGCCGTGCGCCCCCGGAAGCGGATCGTCCCGGAGCCCTGCACCCAATGGGAACCGGACTCAGTGTCGACCACGCCCTGAAGTGCGCTGAGAGCGTCGGCACCCGTGATGTCACTCGCCGGTCCCATGCTCGCCGTGTTACCGGTGTCGAGCCACGTTCCCCCGGTGTATCCGGCGTACCGGAGAATGCGGGCGTACCGGCTGCCGGTCGACTCCCCCATGCCCTGATTCCGCCAAGCGGTGTAGAGCCCGCTGATTTGGGTCGAGTTCAGCATGTACGGGAACTCAGCGGCGAACGAGAGATCACCCTTGAAGTTGAACGTCGCAAGGTTCCCGAGGGACGCGACGCGCCACCCGCCGAGGGTGTCACACGACAGCCCCGAGGGGATGTTTGCCGAATTCCAGGTAGCCGACACGGCACCTGTCGTTGCGCCGTCGAGGCTCGCGAGAATCTTCCCGCCGGACACGCTCATGCCGAATACGGCGAGGTGCCAGTTCCCGTCAGCCGGGTTCACTGTGCCGCTTGTGGCGAAGGTTGCGCTGTTCCCGTTCGGGGCGAGCGTCCCTCCCGTCGACAGGTACACACCGGTGTTGTTCATCCAAGCATCGACGTTGGCACCGTTCGGCCCGACGTTGTTGTTGCTGGCGTCGTACGCCGACCAAATGCGGGCGTCGTCGGTAATCGTCCCCCCCGTGTACCGGAAGGCGATTACGCGAGTCCACTCGGACGTGTTCGCCGGGCCCTTAATGCCTGCCTTGTCAAGGGCGAGCATGGTAGCGCCGCCGTAAGTGTTCCCGCCGGTCCCCGCCAGCGTTCCGGGCTCCCAGTTGCTGATGGTGCACACGGTGTCCGAACCGGCGTACACGCCGTTCACGGTGTCCGTGGCCGTGATGCTGGTGCCAAAGACCAGCGAGCCAGCACCCGACTTGCCGTTGACCGTCGGAACGCCCGGGTTGTTGCCGGTCGCGTCGCTCGCCAGAGTCGACCCTGCCGGGTCGTTGAGCTTGTAGACGAAGCGGGGCCCGAGGTACCGGAGTTCCTCGCTCAGCGGGTCGTCTAGGGTGCGCTGAGCCAGCAGCGCGAAGGCGTCGACAGCCGTCGGCACAACCTCGCCTCGGGTGCCCCCGTCGGTGTACTGACTCGGGAACCGCTCGACAAAGCCCGAGAAGACTGAGTACCAGTACCCGGGGTTGACCCACGCCGTTGCAGTCGAGCCCTTCTCAAGCTGAAGGCCGTCGATAAGGATCGTGCTCGCTGCGGCTGTCGTGGTTCCAACGTTCATGCCGAGACGCATCCCGTAGCACGACGCCGGGGCCGTAGCGGTGACCGTGATTCGCTGCCAGGAAGGGTTTCCGGCCGCTCCGACCATGTCGGTTCCCGTGCCGTTCCCGAACACGGCCGAGCCACTGGAGTTGTACCAGGATATGTACGGGAGGACGCGGGTCGTGGTGCTCGCCGTGTTGTTGGCGACGTAGAGAGAGAAGGTGTACGTCTGCCCGGGGATTACCGACTGGACGTCAGTGTTGAAGATTCCCGAGTTCACCCCTTGCCCGGACGGAATCGCGAACGAGAAGGCGTTGGATTCCTCGAACGCCACGCCCGCCCCGAGGGCGACGATGGTCGAGGTGATGGCAGCCGTCGGAGTGTTCACGTAGAAGGTCGAGGGAATCGGCCCGGCTGCCGTACCGTCCCCGCCCGTGGCGATGCTCTGAGGCAGCAGGTTGGCAACGGGCGTCACCATGAGCCGACGCCGGTACGGCTGGTACGGGCGAATGTTGCCCGCCCAGGGACCGGCGGAGTTCAGCGGGTCGAGTGCCCCGTCTGAGTTCTCCAGCGTGGTCGAGTACTCCCCTGCCTGCGCCTGGTCTAGCTCGTACTGCTTACCCCGCTTGATCGAGACGCCGTGCCGAGTGCGGCGGGTCAGCTCGACCCACCGACCGGACGGGATAGCCCCGTTGGCCGCACCGGAGAGGGGTGCCCATTCGTCAGCAACGAGTGCGTAGTTCGGATTCGTAGCCACGTCGGGCACCCCTCTGGAACGGGGCACCTACTCACGTTGAGTAGGTGCCTAGCGTCGGTACGGCTGCCACGTCACGGAGTTGCGTCCGCCGAGCCGCAGCATTTCTTGCTGGAACAGGTCGCGAAGGTCACGATCGCTTCGCACGGTGCCGTGCACCTCGACGTGCACGTGATTGTGCACAACCTGCGGGCCGCTACGCCCACCCGAAAGGGTCGGGGCGGAGCCAGCACGAACGACCGCCGAGCTAAGCCCGGAGACAGCCCGTACGGCGTTTCCGGTCGTGCTGGTGATGCCGTTCGCAAGACCGGCCGTGACGAAGGTCCCGATTTCGTGGAACACCCGAGACGGGCTCTGAATACCGAGAGACTTCCGGATGGTCTTCGCCATTTGGTCGGCAATCTTCTGCATTGCCTTCTGGATGGCGGATTCCTGAGACTGAAGGCCCTTAATCAGCCCCTTGGCGCTGTCGATTCCAGCGCCGTACATGCTGTCCGCCACGGTGGCACCCGTGTTGTTCGCAGCCCGCGCAAGGCTGGTCTGCATATCGTTCAGCTGCTTGATCTGAGCGACATTCGCCGAGGATGCGAGAGCCTGAGCGGTCGCACCACCCTGACTTACGCCGCTACCGGCGATCTGAGCAATCAGGTCGGTCGACAGGCCCATTTTCTTGAGCTTGTCGAGGTTCCCGGCGAACTGCGTTGCAGACTGGACCTGATCGGTCATGTTCTGAACGATGTCGTTCGCCCCGAGGGCTCCGCCATTGCTGCTCTGCATGACGACTGAAGCACCCTGCATGATGTTCGACGCGACGCTGTTCCGCTCGGTCCACCACGCCTTAGTAAGGGTGGCCAAGTTGGACTGAGCAGACTTCAGCCTCGACGCGACAGAATCCCGCTGGGAAGCGAGCCGCAGCAGTACCGCGCCTTCCTTCGCAACGTACGATTCAAGGGACTTCACCTTGTTCTCGGTCGACTTGTAGTAGCCCCCGAAAACGCCGTCCCTGGTCTTGCCGGATGCGGCCTTCGCGGCGAGGTCCAACAGGTTGTTGTACGACTGCATCAGCAGCGTCTCAGTCTTAGCCGTTGCCGACTTCACCTGAGCCTGCGAGCCGGTCAGACCGTTGGCGAGCCCGACGTTTATCCAAATGCCGAGCTGACGGAAGACCTTCGAGGGCGAGGCGATTCCGAGACGGTCACTGAACGACTTCACTGCGCCGTCGGCCGTGCTGGTCATCGCGTCGTTCACAACCCCGGCGTGTGCCAGCACACCGGCCGCGATGCCGTGCGGAATCCACTTGCCAACTTCGTCCCTGAAGACGCGTGAGGGCGACTTGATTCCGAGAATCGACTTGATGCCGGAAACGGCGGACTTGCCGATGTTCTTCACGGTGTCGACGGCTGTACTCGCCATGCTCTCGACGCCCTTGATAAGACCGTCGATCAGGGCGGTTCCCGCGCTGTACAGCAGCGACCCGAAGTCGGACGCCAGTCCCCCGAGGAACCGGGTCACATCCGAGAAAGCCTGAGTCACTAGCTTCTTCAGGTCGGACCACGCCTTGCCCCAGTGGCCGGTTACGACGTCGAGCACGATCGAAATCACGTTCATGACTGCGTGCATCGCGAAAGTGACAGCGTTCGAAATCGCGTCCCAGACCAGGACGACAACGCCCTTTATCACGGCCCAGGCAACATTCCAGACCCCTTGCAGGACGACCAGCCCGGTCTTCAGCCAAGACCAGACAATCGACGCTTCGTTCTGCACGATCTTCCAGACCAGCGACCACGCCTGAGAAATCTCCAGCGAGTTCGCCGACCACCACGTCGTGAGGTCGGACAGCCGGGCCTGAAGCCACTTCAGCACGTTGTCATCGAGCCACTTGGCAATAGCCTGAACGGCCGTAACGCCGTCCTGCCAGAGGGTTTGCAGGAGCGACCAACCGGCCTGCCACGCTGCGGTGAAGACCTTTACGACGCCGGGGATATCGGTCTTGATCCAGGTCCAAACGGCCTTCCAGTGCATGACCAGCTCGACCAGCGCGGCAATGAGTGCCATTACGCCGACGACTATCCACGTGACCGGGTTAGCCAGGATTGCCCCAGCGAACGCCCATGCGGCAGCCGCCGCAGCAGCGAGACCGATTACCAGCACCCCGCCGATTGCGGACGCGAGTACTAGAACGGCCGACCGGTGCCGAGTGAGCCATCCGACGCCAGTCGACAGCCAACCGACCATCTTCGTTGCGTACGGCAGCAGAACCTGACCGATGGAAATAGCGACGGCTTCGATTGAGCCCTTCGCCTCGGCCATTCGCTGATTGAAGGTCTTTTGGACGTCAGCCCAGCCTTCAATGCCGTGCCCGCCGTCCTTCACGTGCTGCGCGACCCCGGCGACGTTGGCCTGAAACACGGCCATGTGCCCGCCGGTTAGCTGAAGGGCACCCATCATCGACTTTGTTCCGCCGACCATGGTCGCCAGTGCGCCGATATAGGTCTTCTGCGACCCGCTCATTTTGTTTAGCTGCGACTGGTAGTCCTTACCGGACTTCGCGGCCTTCGCAAGCGTGTCGATTAGGACCGTGCCACTCGGACCCATTTTGTTCTTAATGGCGTCCGTGAGGGTCGTCAGCGTGGCAGCGAGGCCCTTCGTACCGAGTTCCTGGCTTACCGCCGTAGCGGACAGCCCGAGACCCTTCATAGTCGCTGCGGCCTTCGCCGACGGGTTCGAGAGCTGCCCGATGGTCTGCCGCAGGTAGGTCGCTGCGACGTCCGCCGAGGTGCCCTGAGACGTCATTGTTGCCATAGCGCCGAGGACTTCGTTAAGCCCGACCTTCGCCGCCGAGGAAACCGGCAGGATTGACGCCATAGAGCCCGCTAGGGCTTCCATGTTGGTCTTGCCCTCGGCCTCGGTGCCGATTAGTGCGTTCATGACGTCGGTAGCGTTCTGCTGCGTCTTCGCGACGTCGTTCGTCTTCAGGCCGTACGCGTTCATTGCCGTAGTCACGGCGTCCGTGACGGAGCCAAGACTTGCAGCGCCAACCTTCGCACCCATGGCCGAGACGCGGAGCACGTTCAGTGCGTTGGCACCGTGGAACCCGGCCGACTCGACCGTGTACAGGCCGGTCGTCAGAGACGCCGTCGACTGCCCGACCTGCCCCGCCATGGCGAGGACTCCGTTACTGACCATGCCCATGTTCGAGGCAAGCTCACCCGCACCCGTGCGGACACGGGTCATTTGCGTTTGAAAGTCGGCCGCCATGTGCACGGTCTTGATTGCAGCAACCGCCGCAGCAACGCCTACGCCGAGAAGTGCAGCCTTGGACACAGCGCCGAACTTCGCGACGTTCCCGCCACCCTCACGCTCGACGGCCTTCAGCTCACTGCGCACGCCCTTAGACGTCGCCATGAACCCGGTCGACCTACCGAGGAACTCGATAAAGACGGGGGGCAGTCCACCCATTAGCTAGCCACCCCCCTAGGTCTTCACGGCTTCGCCCCATGCGCGTTCCCAAATAGCGGGCATCTTCGGCACCGCTTTGTTTACGCCGGGCTTGAAATAGGGGAACTTCGATTCGAGTTGCCCCTTGTACAGGTTCTGGACTTTGCCCTTAGAACCGGCGAACACAGCGACGCTCTGTTCGTGGAAATTCACACGGGGCTTCTTGCTGCCCGTGATCGAGTTGTAGAGCGAGCCCGTGAACTTGCCGGGCCCACCGGACTTACTCGAATGGGTCGGTGCCCCCTCGATCCGAACTTCTGGACCGGTCCGGGCCGACTTCCCTCGACGGTTCCAGCGGGGCCCCCCGCGAAGCTGTCCGCGAACCGAGCGCTTCGTCAGCGCAACGACTTGCTTCAGCGCCTTAGCTGTCTGAACATCAACCCGTGCGTCCATCAGAAGTAGGGACTCAGCAGTGCGCCGGTTCCCCGTGATGACGGCTTCCATGAAGCTGTCGTTAGCCATTTGCGGCTGCCTCTTTCTTGCGCCGCACCCGCTCGACCGTGTCGTCAACGGCTAGCAGCCAATCGAGCTCAACGGCGGATTCCCCGTCGAGGTCGGACGGGCGACAGTGCATCAATGTGCAGAGTCGCCACGTCCGGTATTCCTCGGCGGGGTACTCGTCAGGGGTGTAGGAGTTGCTCCCCTCCAGCGCTGCGCTTAGGCGGCGGAGGGCTCGATAGGGCTCGACGCGTCCGGGGTCGGGTCGAAGTCGGGCATGAGTTCCTTCAGGTACGGCGAGGTCGCCTCCCGAAGCTTGTCGAGGTCCCGGCCGGGAAGGTCCTGGCACGCGTCGGCGGTGACCTCGGCCCCGTAGGACCAGCCACGGACCGCAGCGACGATCAGCGCGTCGTTCAGGTTCTCCAGCAGATCGAACGCCTCGCCCATACCGGCGGCAATCTTCAACTGCTGCTCCGGAGTCAGGTCGGAGCCCCCGGCGGCCTCAGCTTCACGGACGGCCGACGCGAAGGCAGGCATACCGGCGAGCGTGGTCTGAATGCGCTTGATCGGCCGACGCTGCCGCTCGGTGACGTCGGCGACAGGGCGGAGGTCGGCCCAACCGCCGGAAGGCAGGTTGACACGGGTCGAGGTGGTGACGTCGCTCATTACTTGAAGACTCCGCTCGCGATGGCGTTCTGAAGGGTGACCTTGATAGGCGAGTAACCGGCAGAAGTGCCAATGTCAGTCGCGTTTGCGATGGCCGAGAAGGTCACCGGAATCTCCACGTAGTCCTTACCGCGCGTGATGTCAGCGGCGGAGTAGGAAACCTTCGACATGTGCAGCTTCAGCTGAGTGAGCGCCGCACCGGTTCCCTGAGTGAAGTTGAAATCAAGGGAAGGCTGAACCTGCGTGAGGTAGTTGGTCAGGGCGGTGTCGTCCTCCATGACCAGGGTCATCTTCCCGTCGACGCTGACCGGGCCGGACCACAGTGCGGCGGGTGCCTGAGTGCCGTCGACAGCGTTCAGGACGGTAACCGGCCGCTTGATCGTCACCTCGGCGTCGAGGACACCGGTAGACGCAACACCGCCGATCTGCACGACACCGTTCCAACCGGCGAACTGAGGCACGGAAGTGAACGAAGCCGTCGGCAGAGTAGCGGTAGCCGAACCGAAGGTCGTCGCCTTCGCCGCGTAGGTCAGCACCCCGTCAGCGTTGAACTTGAAACCGATCTCGCTGAACTTCGCGCCCGCGTACGCCCGGGAACCGGCCGCGTAGCTGTCCGTCAGGGTGTACGAAGTCGGCTGCCCGTTACCGCTGTTCAGCACGGCGAAGGCGTGCGAATACGGGGTAGACGCGCCGGTCGTGGTGAGGTCGCCGAGGACACCCGCGAGCACGAACCCGACAGTGTCGGCGAACACGTCGCCGTCAAAGTCGACAGTCGCGAACAGAGGCCCGGAAGTCTCGCCGTACAGGTCGACCATCGCGCCTCGCCACCCCTTGTCAGGGATAAGCGTCAGGTTGTCCTTCGGCGTGATGGCGGTGACCGGCAGGAAGGCAGTCGGAGGAACCGGGGTGCCGAAGGTCGTTTCCTTCGCGATTCCGAGGAAGCTCTTTGCTGTGCTCTGAGGCATTAGGCACTCATTCCGGGGTTCGGGGCAGCCGCAGCGGTCTCGACCGGGGCAGGGTCGACCGGGGCAGTCGGGGCAGGGTCAGGCTCGACAGGGGCGGGCTTGACGGCGGGAACGGACGGAGCGGCACCGACGGGCGACCAACGGCCGTCTTCCGGCTCATCCGCCCAATCGACGGCGTCACCCGGGCTGACCTCGCGCCCGATAGTCGGGTAGTAGCGGGTTTCAGAGCCCGTGTAGGCGAAGGAAGGCAAAGCTAGATCCTCTGGTAGCAAGAGATTTCGACGGTCGCCGTCGCTCGCTTCCCTAGGTGGTCCGCATCCCACTCGACCTCGATCACGTCAGAAGTCGGCTTAGCGACGACGACGGAATTACCGAGGGATGGGTCAGAGCGGACCAGCGCAACGACTGAGTCACAGAGAAGGGATGCACGCGTGAATGCGACTTGGTCTGAGTCGCCGCCCCGAAAGACGTCGATCAGGACTTCTACGGTGTAGCTCTCTTCGAGCCACCCGGCCCCGCCTGAGCCGACCATCGAATTAACGGCGATTCGGCGGTGAATCTTGCCGACGCTCACAATGTCGTCCGGCTGATTCGGGCCAGGGTCGTCATAGCAGACGAGAAGGCTCGATGACTTGCTCAGCGGGTCCGGGATGAGCTGCGCGGTGAGCTGGTCGTGCAGGAAGGTGCGGGCGACCGGGGCGGACGAACTAGGGATCGCCAATGTCACTCTCCGTGAAAATGGGCCCGATGCCGGCAACGGGTGCTAAGGGGCAAAAACGGACATAGAGGCACTCTCGGGATGAGCAGAGAGTGACTAGGCGATGCCGGGGGCTCGACGCTTCGGCCCCCATAGCTGGATCACGCGGTTGGGCAGCGCGAACCCGGTCGGGGTCGTGACGTCAGACCCGTCGTAACCGGAACTGCCGAACTTCGGGCGTCCGCCCTGTTGCGTCAACTGCCAGAGATGACGGACCAGTTCGAGGGTGCCGAGTCGCACGTGCCAAGGGACTACGCCGAGACCGGCCGTGTAGACGATCCGGATGTTCTTCACGCCGTCAGCGAATCGCGCAGCGTCACCGCTGAACGCCCGTCGGGCAATCTGCCCGGTCGTGTAGTCGACCGTGTAGGCGAAGGCATTCGTCGGGCTGTCTAGGGGCTGTTCCGTCAGCGGGAAAGCCGACGTGCCGTAGTACTCGGTGACGCTGAGCACCTTTGCGACCGGCAGCCAATCAGGAACGATGGTCGGCGACCCGCCATCGTGGTACTCGGTGTGGGTTTCCGGCAGAAACGGACCGCAGAAATCCCGGGCGAGGTCGGCAGCCGCGAGAATGAAGCCCTGAAGCTCATCATCCTGACGGGTGTCATTCGACGGGATATTCAGGTGCGACTTCACGGACGGCAAGTCGACCAGTTGTTCAACGCCGACCGGGCGGACCTGAAATTGCGTCTCGCTCGACCAGCCGACGCCGGTTCCTGTCGCCGTCCACCGGACCAGCCACACACCCGGGGTCGAGACGGCCACCACAACGGCGCTGTACGCCCCGCCAACGGGCCCGGAGACCGAGGGTGAGGTGACGGCCCCGGAAGGGTCTGTGACAGCCACAGAGACGGCCACAGACCCCGCTGCGGGGCTCCCGTCGTCCGCGAGAGGAACGGCGGTAAGCCCGACGTCTTGCCCCGCGAAGTAGATAAGCGACACGGGGCACTCTCCTAGCTAGCCGGGGCAGTCTTGCGAGCACCCTTCCGAGGGGTACTCAGCGCGGCCTCGACGTCAGCGAGGACAGAAACGCGAAGCTTCTCGACGTCGTCGCCGAGGTGCGACACGTCGTAGGTCCGGAGATGCTCGACCACAATCGCCAACTCGGCGAGGTCTTGCGCCTTCCGGTCTTCGAGACCATGCAAAGCGCTGGTCTCGGCATCCGTCATCAGACCGACGGCGTAGTTGATCGGGTTCAGGTTCAGGCTCACGTGTTCCCCTTCCTAGGGGCCGGAGAGCGCCCCCGCCGCACGTGACAGCGGGGGCACTAACGGGCTTAGAAGGTCGGGGTGACCAGGGCGAGACCGTCGATCACGCTGATGGACTTCGGGTACCGCGCGGGCTGGAAGCTCGCGTAGTTGTACAGCCGGACGAAGACGCTCAGCTGGTTGGCGTAGGTCTGCGGGAACGCCTCAGCCTTGACGTTGCCCTCCCACATGACCAGGTCGGCCATGCGAGCAACGATGATCCGGTCCTGGTTGGTACCGGTGCCGACGTTGACCGGGATCAGCGCGTCCACGAAGACCGGCAGGCCCAGCATGGTGCCGACGTAGCCCTGAGCGATCGGCTCGCCGAGGGTCGACAGAGCGTTCATCGGGCCGTTCGCGTTCGGCACGACCAGGGGCCGACCGGCGGAGTCGACCTGAGCGGTGAACCACGCCCAACGGCGCGGGTGCATGATGATCGTGTCCGGAGGCAGGAACCGGTTCGTGTGCACGGTCTGGATCGCGTTCGCGATGGACTTGTACACGGTCGGCGCGTCCACGGTCGACGCCGTAGTGATCGCGTTGGTACCCGACAGAGTGAAGATGCCGAGAAGCTGACCGGCCGCACCGGTACCGGAGAGAACCTGAAGGTTCAGGTTCGTGGCGTACGCGGCAGCGAGGTCGGACAGAACCATGTCATCGACGTTCAGCGGCGACTGTTCGATGAGCTGAAGGCTCAGGGTCTGACCACCGGCGATGGTCACGACCGAGCTGGAAATGGCGGTCGTGGTGATGTCGGTCTGCTGCACCGGAGTGTTCTGCGTGCCCTGGATCGCCGTAGCGGTACCCGAAGCGACCTTCGGAATGCTGATCGAGTCGGTACCGGCCGGAAGCGCCTGAGTCGGCACCCGGTCAGCAGTCACTCGACCCGCACGCGCGAGCTTGACGAACTCGTTCTCCAGCCACAGGGGCGGGACCAGCTCGCCACCCGCGCCGTTGACAGTGCTCAGCGCTCGCTTCTCGGCCTCACGGGCAGTCGAGTTGCGCGACAGCCGGTCGAACGCCTGACGGTCGCCGTTCTTCTGCGACAGCCAGAGGTCGCGGAAGTAGGATTCGCCGCCGGGGCCGGACCGGTAGATCTCAGGCTCGCTGGTGACGCTCGCAGACGCGTAGCGCTTCGCGACCTCGGCCGCCTTCTCGTCGGCGCGAATCTGAGCGTCCAGCTCGGTGATTCGCTCATCGAACGCGCGAACCTCGGCCTCCAGTCCATCGAACTGGACCTTCTCGCCGTCGTTGAGACCGCGCTTCTCGGCCTTCGCGGCGTCGAGCAGAGCGTCAAGCTTGCCGCGCGCCTCGGAACGGTTGGCGATGACGCCATTGATGATGTCCCGCATTCGGGCACTCCCTGTTTTGGGCATGGCGGAAGGCACCTACTCGTCGTGAGTAGGTGCTCCGTGCGTGTGGGTTAGAGGTGCAGCGCTCGAAGGCGCGCGTCGTACAGCGACAGGTCGACGTCTTCGGGCTCGACCTCGGTTCGCTCGGCCATGGCGGGCAGTGCCCGGCGAATGGCCTCGATCTGCTCAGCGGTGAACCCGTCGGCACTGCGAAGCTTCAGCATCGCGTCGGCGAACGCCTCGGCGGAGCGAAGGGACGCCAGTCCGGCGGTGTGCGGGTTCGCGCCGTAGTTCACGACACTGACGTCTCCCTTATTCAGGTCGACCTCGGTGATATCCCGCTGAGACCAGTCGGGCGACCACTGCTGAGCGTTCACCCGGAAGGCGAAACTCATCTCGTCCAGGTCACCGCGCTGCATCGCCGACCGGAGTGCCAGAACCTCCGGATTCCCGGGGTCTAGGTCGGCCTCGACGTGCAGCCCGGTCGAGTCCTCGGCGAGCCGCATGGTGCCGGACTTCGTCCGCGCAAGGGTCATGCCTTCGTGGTTCAGCTTGAAAGGCACGTCGGCACCGGCAGCGAGCGTCTTGCCGAACGCCCCGCCTCGGATTACCTCGGTGTAGTCGCCTAGGTAGTCCTGCATTTCATACGGCGACTCGACTACGGACGCGTACCCGGTGAACCGGAGCGTGTTCCCGCCCGTGCCGTTGTCGACGTCGCGAAGGTCAATCCCCTCAAAGGGACGGCTTCGCTTCTCGACCACACCCTGACGGGCCGATCGGCTAGAAAGATCTGTCACTACAAGACCGCCCCCAAAGCGTCAGCCTTCGGTGCGGACGGGGAAGCTTCGGTGTCCTTCATAGGCTTCACGTTGCTGTTCAGCGGCGCTGCAATCTCGTCGCCGCCCTCGACCGGGCCGAAGTTCTCAAGTGCCCTGATCTCGTTCTGAGTCAGGATTCCGGCAGCGCGCGCAGCGGAGTACACCGCGTACCTGCCTGCCGTGTCGGTGCGAAGCAACGCGTCGACGTTGTAGCGAGCACACAAGGGGCGGGCGAGCATAGCCGACCACGCGTCCTCGAACCGGCCGATCCACGCGGCAAGCGTGTAGGTCAGGAAGCCGATTCCTTGCTGCTCAATGCCGGTTCCCCATGACGTTGTCTTGTCGACCTGCCCGAGCATGTGCGGGGGCACGCCAAACAACATCGCTAGGTCGAGGTTCTGCGCCTGCCGAGTGCCGAGGAACTGCGCATCTTCGGGCGTGACGCTGATCGGCTTCCATTGGGCCCCGCCGGTCAGCACACCGACCGTATGGGAGTTCTTCAGGCCAGCGTGACCGGCCGTGAACGACTCCTTAAGCCCGCGTGCGCGTTCCTTGTCGAGGTCGCCGGGCACCGTGACGATGCCGCTCATATGGGCACCGGAGCCGAAGAACCGCGCGCCGAATTCCTCGGCAGCGAGCCCTAGGCCGATTGCCTCACGCGCGTACGAGATGACGCTGAGCCCCGTCGGAGCGCCCGGGTAGGACATTCCCATCAGGTGCACAATGTCGGCCGACGGAACGGGTTTCTTGTCGACTTCGTAGGTCCGGAACCCGCTGTCGTCCAGCTCACACTTCACGTAGTCGGGGTGGAGCACGCGAAGGCGCGTCGGCCGGTTCATCTTGTCGCGCGCGAGCACCGCGCAGTACGCGTTCCCTCGCAGCAGCAGAGAGACCATCATCTGAGCCATGCCTTCACGGCGTGACAAGAGAGCGTTGTTCCCGCCCCCGCCGAACGGGTCGGCGATGATCTGAGGCGGTGGCTCGACGGTCTTCCGAACCTCGCCCTCGGACCGCACGGCATCGAACGGCAGACCGGCGACAGCCTCACTCAGGATGCGGACGGCGGACGCGACGACCAACAGCCGCATGGCTGAGTCATCCGTGACCGACACACCCGAGTGAGAGGGTCCGGCGAGTGAACCGTTCGTAGGTATCGACCATGGGTCGCCAGTGCTCGACACGGCCATTCCGCGCGTGGACTCAGCGGCCTTAGCTGCCCGGCTGAGAAGGCTCATCCGCGCTCACCACCAGACCGGCGAGGAGCAGAGCGACACCGGTAAGGGCGAGCCCGAGAGTGGAATTCCAGTGCCACCCGGAGGCGACCAGACAGCCGAGCCCGGCAGTGTCGGTCACAGCGGAGAATCGCCGCCCGGTAACGAGCGGCTTCAGGCGCTTGAGGATCACGTCAACTCCATTAGAGGTCGGCCCAACTGAAGAACTCGGGTGTCGGTTCACGCTCCGGTTCCTGACACGCGCGTTCCAGCGCCATGACGGCGCTCACGGCGAGGTCGATTTTCCGGGGCGAACCCTTCGAATCCTTCGAGAGTCGTGACCCTCGGCTGTCCGTGCGGATGACACAGTTTGAAAGGTGGCGCGCTAGGCGCGGGTCCCCCGAATGCGAGACCGTCCGATTCATTACGGCTTCGTAGAAGCGCTGAGTCGCCGGAACCATGCGGGCGGGCGACTGAGGAAACTCAACGACGGGCAAGCCTTCGTCTTCGAGTACCTGATACGTCCTCGCCCAGCGGTACGGGTCACAGACGATCTCCCGAACCTGCCAGCGGCGACAAGCGGCGCGAATCTCTGCCTCGACGTCGATAATCGGCACGGCCCAGTCAGACCCGGTGTCCTGTGGCTTCTCCCACGCTGCGACCACGTCGACATGGGGCATGTCGTCCTCGCCCGACGGGCAAGTGACAACGACCAGGGCCGTCGAGTCGTTGTTGAACGAGCCGTCGAACCCTAGAACCACCTCGACGCCGTCGGGAATCGCATCCGACTCCCCCGCGCAAAGGTCCCACGCACCACCGGGCAGCCACGTCGTAGCCGTCGACACGAACTGATTCATGCGCTTCGTGCGGAACTCGGCCTCTGGCGTCCGGAGGACAGCGGACGCGAAGTCGTCGGCGCTGACGATGTCCCCATAGCCGGGGTTCGCCTCGGCCCACACGTCCGGGTCGGTGTGCGTCGCCCCTTCGGGCGCTCCCCACCACTCGAAATAGAACGTCGGGTCGTTCAGCTCTCCCTTTGCCAGGGAAATCCCGTACTGGTACATCCCGTAACACAGCGAGTCCCCGCCGGTACTGTCGGATTTAACTCCAGCGGTCGTAATGCCGACTAGCAGAGGCTCAACACGGGCACCAGTAGCGAGCGCCATAACGTCCCACAGCTCACGATTCGGCTGTGCGTGGACTTCATCGAAAAGGACTAGGTGAGGGTTCAGCCCCTCCTTCGTGAATGCCTCGGCGCTCAGCACCCGGTAAACGGACCCGGTAGCCGGAAACTCGATCGCATCACGGTAGGTTTTGAACATGCCGCTGAATTGCGGCTCTAGCTCGATCATCTTCTTTGCAGTGCCGAAGACGATTCGAGCCTGTTCCTTGTCGGCAGCACAGGAAAACACCTCGCCACCGGACGGCCCGAAGGCCAGACCGAACAGCGCGATTCCAGCGCCGAGCGCCGACTTCCCGTTCTTACGCGGGACGCCGATCAATGCCTGTCGGTGTTTGAGTCGGCCGTCGGCCCTTCGGGCGAGGAGTCGCCGCATCATGGCTGTCTGCCAGTCGCGCATGACCATGGGTTCACCCGCGCTACCGCCGACGGAATCCTTCGTCACCCGGAGAAACTGAGTGAACATCCCGAAGTCGTCGCCGTCCCCGGCGTCTTCCTCGGCTTCCGTGACGTGCGTCAGGTACAGAGGGGAACTCAAGCGCTATCCCCCTCGGGTGGCTCGCTTACTCAGCATTTCCTCAAGCGCGTTCTTCGCCTTCACCTCGGCGAGACCCATCCGGGTTCGATCCGAAGGCGTATAGCCGAGCGACGCGAGGACGCCGTGAAGTTGCTTCCGGCTGGTCGACAGCGCGCCGACAAGCGGATTGATGACGGGGTAACCCTTTTCGGTCACGAAGACGCGACCGGCCTCGGCGATTTCCCGCTGAATCTCGGCGCACTCATCGACCAATCGAGCCGCAAGCTCGACCGTCGGTCGGTCAGTGTTCGCCAGCCACGGAGTAGAGGCGACGACGGAGCGAATGAAGTCGACGCCGTCGGGTCCGAGATCAGCGGGAGGTTCGAAGGGCAGCGCGGGGAGCGCGACGGTTTGCTTCACGTCGGGCAACGGGCGCTGACCAGGGTTGCCGAGCTTGCGCTTACTCTCCGTAGGTTTCGGAGGTCGGCCAACAGCCATCACGGCCCCCGTCTACTGCATACCTACTCGGTCGGCGAGTGCCCCGGCGGGCATGAAAGCCCCTGGTCAGAGGTGGTGCGGCGGTGCTTCCCGCATAGTTGCAGGTCAGCGGCCATACCCCCCGCCTCCAATTTCGCAGAAACGTACGCAGGCATGGGGGCTGGGTCCGGAAGGATCATGGAACTAGTGAATAAACCGCCCCCCACCTTGCATATATATGCATAGGGCGGGCCGGTCCGGCAGCCATGCCGATCACTGTCGGTGCAGGGCACAGCACCTACTCACGTTGAGTAGGTGCCTACTACCTGCCATCCCGCTTCCGACTGTTGCACCGACGACACAGCACCTGAAGGTTCGACCGGTCGTCAGTACCACCGGCAGCCTTCGGCAAAACGTGGTCCACGGTCAGGGAGTCTGCACCGTGCGGAGCGACCCGGTACCCGTTACACCAGTTACCGTGCAAGGCTCGGTGTTCGTTCAGTATTACCTTAGACAGCTTCTGCCATGCATAGTCATAGCCTCGCTTAGTAGCGGAGCCACGATAGGCATTGTGCTTAGCAGCATAGGCAGCGCCGCACATATCACAGCGCGACGCATTAGACGTCAGCCTCGAACAGTCGAGGCACGGACGCCTAGCCATTACTGCCAACCGGCAGGGAGAGTCACGACAGGGTCGCCGTTGCCAGCACCACTAGACGGTTCTGGTGCCGGTGCAGGCTCCGGTGTGCAATCGCAATTCGGTGCCAGTGCTGCACTCGGTGCCGTGCAGCTAGCCGAATGAACGAGAGCGGCTAAAGTCAGGTTCAGACCGTGAGCCGCACACCCGTACACCGCAATGAGCGTGTCCGCTGCGCTAGGCAACGGAGGAAAGTCGGGCGGAGGATTCGCCGGGTCGGCCAGTGCCGTGATATCAGCACGGCGAGCCGTCTCGTTGGTCACGATAGTGGCGAGTTCGGCAGCAGTAGGCCGACGCGACCAGTGCACTACAGCGTCGCTGGTGCAAGTCAGAGCCTGACAGCTAGGCATTCAGGCTCCAATCAGTCGGGCGAGATCACCCGGGGCAACGTCACCGGGGATTCGGTCGGGAAACAGCTCGATGCCAGCACACGCAAAGGCTTCGTCTACCAGCTGAGAACAGATCATGTGACCCGTGTCGCCGACGTAGTTCTCAAGCGCCTTCGTGTGCAGCAGACGGGCAGCGCCGATAGCGGCGTAGTCGAGGAAGGAATACGGAGTGCCGACCATGCCGATTGCGTGGTCGACAATGGATTCCCGCTCAGCATCACTCAGCGCAAAGTCGCTGTAGACAGCCGGTCGGCCCCCGAGGACGTCGGCGAGCGGGCGGCGACGGGCACCGCCAGGCTCAGCCTGAACGACTTCCCAATTACCGATGTAGATGAAGGCGTGCGTGTAGTGCGAGCCGGAACCGACGATCCGCTGTCCAGCGTCGACCAGCAGACCGGTGACGCCGGGAATGCGCGTCAGACCGAACTGACCGACGGCAGGGTACGCGGAGTACGGCACGGGAACCTCAAAACGGGGTGTTGGTGAACCCGAAGTCAACCCGGGTCTTCGCCTTGTGGCACGGTCGGCAGAGCGCCTGAACGTTGCTGTCGATGTCCTCGCCGTCGAGGGCGAGCGGCTGAATGTGGTCGACGTCGCAAGCGGACGCAAGCACGGTCAGCGGGCAGCGAGCACACTTCACGTAGCCCACGCGGCGAATCTCGGCGCGTAGGCGAGCGGCAGCGTTGTTGCCATCCTGGATCGCCTTACGGCGGCGACGGGTGACTGCAACGCGCATGATGTGCCTTTCGAGGCACCTACTCAACGTGAGTAGGTGAACGTGGATGCCGACGACGGGTTAGCGTCGTCAGCCGTGGCCTCCGATGGACTCGAACCACCGACCTACCCCATTTCACGGGGCCGCTCTACCAACTGAGCTAGGAAACCTCACCACCGCATGACCGGGGTCACCGTGGTTACGTGCACCGCCGAGGGATCGAACCTCGCAAGCCCGAAGGCCAGGGGTTTACAGCCCCCGTTGTGTCCCAGCACTCGATGCGCAATGTGTGTCTGCCGGATTCGAACCGGCGTTGCCCCCGGGCAGGGAGAGTCCTGAGCCGCTAGACGAAGACACCGACGCTTGCGAACCCTGGCCGGGGTGCGCGTGCGTCCTGCGGTTGCGACCCGCATGGTCGGCATAGTTGGATTCGAACCAACGTCCTCCGGCGAAGAATCCGGCGCTCTGTCCACTGAGCTACATGACGTTTGGTACCGGGCCATCCCCGTGTTTCTCAACGGGTTCCGATACTTGGGGGTGGTGGCTTTTCCCCGCCGAAACGGGCCCCTTACCAGTGCTGGCGTGGCAGGCATCGAACCTGCGGCACCGGGATTAACAATCCCGTGCTCTGCCACTGAGCTACACGCCAAAAGGTCGCCCGACCGGACTCGAACCGGTGAACACCCCGCATCTCATGCGGGTACGCGTTCCATCGCGTCACAGGCAACATCGCTAGGGTTTTGACGTGCACCGACAGAACGGTACCTAGCTCACACATCGGGGTTCCGCCCGGATTTGAACCGGGGTTGCCCGCATTCATGCGGGTGGCTTAGGCCGCTAGCCGACGGAACCGTGCCCGCGCTCAACTCGGGAGAGAGGGCGAGGAGCGCGGGGAACTAGCAGAGGGGATTTCAGTCCGCCGATCATGTGAGGGTGCGCGGTAATCCCGCTCTCTGCTGCACCTACTGGAACGGCAGGGTTTCATGCCGGAACGGCAGGGTGTCATGCCCAGCGGGCAGGGCGGTGCCCCGTGTGACGGATGACGGAACGCACGCTTTTTCCGGTATCCCTTAGAGATGTATATGTGAATACGGAAAATACCTAAGAACCGTCACTCGTCACACCTGAGCCCGGCCGAGACGGCGCATCCGCGCTGAAATGCACGAGGGGCAACCAGCCGGTTACCCGACGTGGTTGCCCCTCGCTTCGTACTTAGGTAAGCCTAAGTGACCTGCGTCACTCTCCCCGCTTCAGCCGACCGGCCCCGCCCTGCCGGATGCGGTACAGCATGGCCTTTTTAAGGCCCGTCTCGGCAATCAGTTCGTCCAGGTCGACCTTCGCCGCGAAGGCGTCTCTGATCGAGGCGTAGAACGCCTCTGTGGCTTCCTCGGCCGCCACGTCGGCCTCGACCTTCGCTGCCTTCCGGTCGCGCAGCGCGGACACGGCGTCGTCGTGCGTCATGGGTAGGTCGCGCTGGTGGATCTCGACCGGTTCGCCGGTCGGCTGCTGCATCGTCATGACAGGGAGATTACCGAGATGGAGCGTGTCTGTGGACTCGTCGTAGTCGACGCCTGCGGCGAACTGAACGGCCAGTACAGACCACGTCTCGGTGTCGTCCGGGGTGGCGTCGGACAGGGCGGCGAAGATCCCGCCGTACACGTCGGCGAAGACGTCCCCGCTACGGACGGCGTCTATGGTCGCGAGCATGTGAGCCCCTTCGGTCTAGCGCTGTAGAAGCGCTTCGGTCTATAGGTGTAGACAGGGGTTGTACCAGCCCCGACGCCGGATTGTCTACAGCGGTAGACACTTGGGTCTACAGCGATAGACGGGTGAGTCCACACCGGTAGACCTCGGCCCCGTCTACACCGCTAGACAGCCGTCTCCGGGCATGAAAGAGCCCCGGCGGGCAGTTGGTCCACCGGGGCAGTCTCAGGGCCGTACGCGGGCGTCTAGTCGTCGTCCTGGTCGTCCTCGGCGGGCTTCGCCCAGTGGAGTTCGAGACGGTGCGCGATCGGCGGACGCCACGCCTCGGCGGGCAGCATGGTCACGCCGTCGAGCCACAGGGAGAGGAACTCGCGCCTGAACGCGACCGTCCACGTCGACCAGGGCGAGCCGGGTCCGGTGTAGTCGCCGTGCTCCATGTCGAACCCGCCGCACCATTGCTCGATCGGCAGGACAGCCGCACCGGTCATCGCTGATTCGAGGTCGGCGGCGAGGTTCCTGCACTCGGCCTCGACGGTGTTCAGCGCGGACAGGGCACGGGCGAACGATGCCCGGCCGATCTTGCCTTCGTAGAGCTTGTGGACGTCCTTGTCTTCGTACAGGGCTTCGATGCTGCGCGTCGTGTGGTCGAGCTGCGCGCGGACGGCAGTCAGCTCTCTGGCGAGCCCGACGGAGTCACCCGTCATGGCGAACCGGCGGGTGACCTCGCCGAGCAACTCGGCGTCGTTCTCGTCCTCGACGTCGAGCGCCAGCATCCGTGCGAAGACGGCCCCGGCAATGTGGTCCTCGGCAGCGTCGGCCATGACGGACAGCCCCGTGTGGTTGTACGCCTTCCGGTACTCGCTGTTGCGGCTGCACCGGTAGGTACGCCCTCCGGGCCGTGTCGCCCCGGAGCACGTGGCACCAGCGCCACACGGGCAGTGCAGGAAGTCCCATCCGGACAGTAGGTGCGTCGCCTCACCCCTGGTCGTGCGGTGCCGTGAGCCCTCGGACGACAGGCGCGACTGAAGGGTGAACCACTCGGCGGGCGTGATGATCGGCTCATGCGGAGCGAGGGGCACGCCTGCGTCGTCGCGCCGTATCTCGAAATTGGTTGACCCGCCGTGCACCTTGTCAGCGGCCATGCCCGCAATGCGCGGGTCCCGGAGCGTGCGGAAGACCTGAGTCGCGCTCCACACGGGCGGGGCACCAGCGGGGCGGAGCGGGGTCGGCTTCGAGAAGGCGAATCCCTTGCGTCCGGCGTGGATTTCGCGCTGCGCGGGCGTTTTGATTCCGTCGTCGTTCAGGGCGACGGCGACCTTCCCGACCGACTTTCCGTCCATGACCATGTCGACCATGCGGCGGATTACCCGGGCTTCGTCCTCAACGGGAACGAGACGTTGGTACGCAACGCCGGTTTCCGTCTTCAGCTTCTCGGCGCGGGTTCCGTACGGTGCGGGGCCGGACACGTGCCCGCCAACCTTGCGGGCGAGGTCGCGCGTATCGGTGATGTATTCCGACTTCAGGTCGGATTCCTGCTTGGCGAGCCCGGCGAGAATGGCGAAGATGCCGACACCGACCGGGGAGCCCGTGTCTAGGTACGGCTCGCGGACGGAGACCAGGGCAACGCCGTTATCCCGCATCTCAGATTCGATCTTCAGCGCCTCATGGGCACCTTGCCGAGTGAGACGGCGGAGTTCGTAGATCACAACGACGTCGCATTTCCCGTCCCGGACCCACTGCATCATTTCCTCGAATGCGGGGCGGGTGACCTTCGGATTCCATCCGGACTTGCCGACGTCGGTAAAGCACGCGACCGGCGAATACCCCTGCGCCACACAGTGCGCTTCGGCTGACGTACGCTGCATCTCCGGGGACGCCTGCGAGTCGTCGGCACTGGCTCGACTCTGTCGGCAGTAGACCACCGCGCGGGGCCGGTCGGCCTGTACCAGCGCGTCAGGGTAGACGTACCTCACCGGGGTCTTCACGGTGAGTAGTTCGGCCGCCTCAGCGGCTTCTAGCGCGTTCTGAATCGTCATGCACTAGATGTTACCTACTCGAACGCGTAGGTGCCAAGTAGTGCCCCACTCATGCGGGGCCCTGACCAGCGCTTTCGAAGTCCTCCCACGTCAGCGGCATAGGGGCGAGCATGGCCACGAACCCCGAAGCCCGCACCCGCAGCGCGTCACGGTCTCCGACCTTCGTCGCCCTGGTCGACCGGGCCACCGTGTCCAGACCGGCCCCTCTCAGGCACTCCCCCGCCGCCCGCATGGTCCGGAACTTCAGCGGCTCGCCGTCGACGGCGTACGCCTGCCGAAGGTCGGCGTCGTAGATCACGAAGGCCCGGAGGTCGGGCGAATAGCTGACGTTGTAGCGGCGCTGAGTCGGTGTCATGGCGGAATCCTAGGGCTTATGGATCATGGGCGCGGGAAGTCTTCGAAATCAGCCCGTTACCCGTCTCATCCTTCCGGCGTACACCGCCCGTCCGATGGTCTGCTGCGGCCCTCCTACCCCAGGCTTAGGGTGGGTTTATGAGCACGACGCACGCGAGCCGCACCCGCATTTCCGGCTGTCTCGGACGAGACGAGTCGATTCAATTCCTCTTTGATCTTGCCGACCTAGTCGTGAGGCTCGAAGTGCCCTTTCGGATTGCCCGTCAGAAGTGGGGCCGAGGGTGGGCTTTGTTTGCCGTTGCTGCGCCGGACGTAGAGATCACTAAGGGCCGGAACCCTGAGATCCTGTTTGCCCTCGCTGCCGCCGTTGGTCAGCGGGAACGAACACGCGCGTAGAGCCTGGTACGGGCTTGAGTGTGCTCCGCACACGTGTTCTAATCCGGGGACGTACCACCTCGGGAGCAGCCACATGAAGTACCCGAAGGGCGACCGCGTAAGCGCTGTCGCTACCTGTTTCTTCCTCGCCTCGGCCGTTATCGGGCTGGCCTTTGATGCCGTGCACGCACAGCAGACGGCACCGGGGAATTCACAGCCCGACGCCGAGTCCCCTCAAGACCTAGTTGCCGACGTGCTCTCTCCCACCCTGAGCCACCTTGTGTCGAGGGTCCTTCCGTGGCACCCCGAAGCCCCGCACCCGAGGACGTACGTCAGCACCCCGCACAAGCCCTCACACCGTGCCACCCGCCGCACTCGCACAGCGCCCCGCACGAAGCGCGCTACGGGCTCACCGAAGCCCGTCAGACGGCGTCACGCGGCCCCGAAGCGGTATTGGTTCACCACGTCTGCGTTCCCGCCCCTACTTGTGCCCGCGTACGGTGATCCCATGGGATACCGCGTACTCGCCCAGGGACTCCAGGGCCGAACGACGTTCAAGGCCGACACGCTTCCGGAAACCCTCGGCTTCCTCGCCACACACGGGCTCACAGCCGACCACGACAGCATCCGGAAGGCACTCGCCGACGGGGGCGAATGGCGGGGTGTCGTCGGTGATGGCGCGGGTGCACTCACTGTGCACGTAGTGGTGGACCAGCACGGCTAGTACGGGCCACAATTGACGGCATGACAGAGCCACTGCTTCGCCGCCGCCGCTCAAACCGCTACGTCGTGATGCCCTGCCGCACGGAGATCAGCAACGGTATTCACCGCCGTTGGTTCGGCATCCTCGACACGATGCTTACGGACCGAAACCTCAACGGAGACCCCGCGTGGTGCTCCCTGCCCGACACGGGGCGGTTGGAGTGGGAAGACTTCAACGAAGCCATGCGCTGGCTCAACCGGTGCCGTGCACAGCGCGAGCTCGACGGCGGACCGGCGTGGTACCTGCCGGAAGGTTGGTACGGCCCCGGAATCCAGCGGCGAGCTGACGCACGGTCGGCCGCTGACCCATGGGCGGCGCTGCCCGCAGACTCCCCCCTCGTACACGCCTAGCGGCACCACGAAGCCCCGTACGCCGACAGTTGGCAGTACGGGGCTTCGTCGTCTTGTCAGGCCGTGAGGCGGCTGTCTGTGGGCTTGTGGCGGGCGTCGTGCTCCGGTGCCCGGTCCCAGCCGGGTGCGGGTTGTGCGCGGGCGAGACATGCGGGTGTGACGTCGTCCCAACAGGCAGCCCATACGTACGCCTGTTCGAATTGCCCTCGGCCGTGCCGGTGCCACTCCCCCATAGCGCAGAGGAAGCCACTCGTCAGGCCCCGAACGGCTATTCGGTAGCCGGTCACATCCTCGACCATCAGCACACGGCCGACGTGAACTGCCATGGCCTCGGCGAGACGGTCACACTCGGCCGGACCTCGGACTAGTTCAATGAAGGACGCGCTTTCGTACGTCGGGGCAGATACCCACTCGACGCGTCCCGAAGGGCGGCGGGCAGGGATCGTCACGTGCAGCTCTACGCGATACATCCCGTTTCTCATGACGGAATCTTCACATCCGGTTACTAGAAGCGACGTCCCCCCCAGGTCGGGGGTACGTTAACGGAATCTTAACCCCGTAGGCGTACGCCGGAATCATCCCATAGGCGTACACCGTTACCTAAACCTGACAACCCATTATGTTACGGGCGCGTAGGTTGTGGCATTGCCGGTCACCGTACCCGGGGTAACCCACCTACTCACATTGAGTAGGTGCCCCAAACGCAAGAAAGCCCCCGCCGAAGCGGGGGCAGTTTCTAGACGGTCAGGCTTCGACGGCTTCGACTACGCGGTACTTCCGGTAGCCTGCGTTGCGCTGGAACTCGGCAAGCGCATTCGTCGCCGAGTCGGCTCGCTCCGACCAGCGGACCACGCCGTAATGAATCTGCGGGCCGGACAGAAGCGCGTCGATCTCCTTGGCGACGCTGTCGATGCGCGCCTGAATATCGCGGGCCGTCGTCGCGATGCACTCGGCCTCATGGAAGACGACGTTCCCGTACCCGCCTTCGTGGCCGAGGTAGAACCCCTTGCCTTCGTCCTCGACGGCTTCCGGGTCGACCAGGTAGATATGCGTCATCCCACGATCGGGCACCTTGCGAAGTTCCGGGGCAGCAGCAGCAGCCTTGAACCGGCGACGGGAGTCGACCAGCGAGGCCCAATGGTCTTCCTTCGCGTACGCGGTCTGGTGCATGTCTTCCTCGACCTCGATCGCGAAGGCGTAGACCTTCGTCACGCTGGTGCGGGTGGACACCGTGCCGTCCGGGTGAGTGACCTTCGTTGTCCGCTTCGCTGCCATCGTCCCGCTCCTTCGCTCCGTCGACCGTACAGGGGTGACCCTAGCACCTACTCACATTGAGTAGGTGCCTAAAACGCGAAAACCCCGCCGAAGCGGGGTCGTCACGTGTCGTGCTACTCGGCGTCGGCGAGGTCGGGCCAGTACAGCACCCGCGTAAGGTCGGCGAAGCTTGCCCGCAGCCACCGGGCGTCGTCGGCCTCCAACGTGATCTCGACCGGGCCGCGAAGCTCATCGTCGGCGAGGATGACCAACCGCCCCTCTCCGACCGGCGAGACACCGATGTTGGTCAGCCTCAGCTTCGCCCGCCTCGGCGTGTAGTCCTCGCTCATGCTCTCCCCTTCGTCGTTGTCACTGTGCGGCTGCACCGTAGCACCTACTCGCTCGCGTAGGCGATGACCATGTTCAGAAGGTCCCGGAGGTCTTCGGCTGCCTCCATCGTGAGCTGCATGGACGTGATGTCGATGTTGCGACCGTAGATGTACCGGCCCTTGATCGTGACCGTCTCGTCACCGCGCGGGTTGACCGTGAGGGCGACGGAGGGCTTCACCAGCGTGACGGCGAGGTTCTCGCGGCGCTCAGACACGGGCACCCGCCGGGAGCATGGCGCGAAGCGCGGCGTCGTTCTGGACGACGACGGTCGCGACCGTTTCGCCCTTCGGGTTGCGAAGGTGCAAGTCGTACCCCTCGCCTACCGGAGTGACCTGGATGGTCGAGCCGTTGTCAGTGGTGAACGTCATTGCGTGTCTCCTGAACTCGGTTGCGGCAGTGGCTAGTTGGCGAAGGTGTACAGCTCGGCGAAACGCTTACGGCCCAGGCTCCGTATGGTCCGGATGCGGTCGCGCGGAATGCCGAAGTCGGCCGCGAGTTCTTCGTCATGCTCGGTGCCGTAGAAGCCGACGGGGTCGATGCCCGTCATGCCCTTCAGCACGGTCCGGGCCTGGAAACCCATGCGGTCGAGGGTGGCGTGCACCTTGTCTCGCGTCTCGCGCCGACGGGCCTTCTCGAAGTCGCTCGGCTCCAACAGGTCGACGGGCACCCCGACCACGTCAGCGAGCATCTCTCCGAAGGTCGAGAAGCCCTCCCCGCTGTCACCCGTGGCGGGTGCGTCGAGGTACTGCACCCCCTGGTACGCCAAGCGAGCGGCGTACGCCCGGTCAGCGCTCATCGGGCGTCGGCCCATGACCTCCGTGGTCTGAGCGAGCTTCTCAGCCTTGTACGCGTCACCCTCGGCGGCGCTCAGCGCTATCTCGAAACGGGCTGCCGTGTCGCGAGACACTCCCTGCCGGGTGTCGCGCTTGCGCTCGTTGCTCATCTGCCCGTCTACCGTGCTGTCGATGAACACGAAGAACTCGGCGACCGTCGTTCCCTCGAACCGCTTGATGGCCTCCCACACGTTCATGCGGCCGATCTGAGCGAGGTCTTCCCGAAGGTCCTGGTCGATGCGCCCGCCGATGCTGGCGTGCCGGTAGGCGAGTTGCTGAACGCGCTCCTCGGTTGCCTCGATCACGGCCGTAACGGCGGAGAGGTCGTTCGCCTTGGCGTCGGCGATCTGCTCCATGGACAGCTTGATCATGTCGGTCTGCTCCTGTGTCTGAGTTCCTTGAGTTCCGGGGAACGGCAAGGTTTCGTCAGACGGGGGCAGAGCAGCCCTAGCTAGGTGTGACGCGCATCACACCTTGAAAAAGGCAGCGCGGAACCACACGGCCCCCGTCTCCGGGTTTCGAAGACGGGGGCTTGCGCGGGCCGTTCGTGCTTCGTGAAGGAAACGTAAACCCGCACGTCAGTGGTTGTCTACAGCTATAGACTTTTGAAACGGAGCCTCAGACTCCAGAGGTACTGACCTCGGGTCAAGTACGCCGCAGGGATGAGACGTTGCCCAACGGGGGCACCTACTCACGTTGAGTAGGTGACCAAACCGTTATCAAAAGTCAGCCCCGTACAGGCTTCCCCACGACCGTCCGCCGATCTCGGCCTCGGCCTGAATCGGCACGCCCCGGAGATCGAACGTCATGCAGCGCTCGAACTCGCGGGCGAAGTCGCTTGCCTCGTCGGCGGGCACCGACGCGAGCACCTCGTCATGGATTGGAAGCCGCATGTAGTCGAGCAAGCCCGCTTCCTCCATGTGCAACATTGACTGCCCGAGAACGTCCCGTGCGGCCGACTGGCACGCGTAGTTCACGACGGCGTACGTCCGGTCCCGGTCGAGGGGCAGTCGGCGGCCGGTCGCCGACACGTGGACCATGCCCGTGCCCCGTGCCTCACGCTGCCAGCGGGCGGACGCGCGCTTGATCTCGGGGTACACACGGTCATACGCCGCGATAGCCCGACGCACGTCCTCGATCGGTGCACCGGTCTGCCGTGCGATGGTCTCGGCACCACCGCCGTACACCTTGCCGAAGCCGACCCCCTTGCAGAGCTTCCGGTGTTTCTTCGTGAACCCCTCGCCGAAGACCAGCCGGGCCGTGTAGTCGTGCAAGTCCTCGCCCGCACGGATGGCCTCTTTCATGCGACGGACGTCGGCGAGGGAAGCCAACACGCGCATCTCGACAGCCGCGAAGTCCGTCGACACGATCACGTGCCCCTCGTCGGCGAGAAGGCAACGGCGGATCATCTGATCAGACGACGGGAGTGTCTGGAGTGCGGGCCGCGTGATGGACATGCGACCGGTGCGAGCCTGAAGCGCGTTGATGTTCGGGTGAACCCGGCCGTCGGCGTCGACCGTGTCGAGGAACGTCGAGGCGTACGTCTTGCGCCACTTCCCCGCGCGCTTGCTCCGCAGCACAGCGACGGCGAGCGGGTTCGGCGTGCGGACGTCGAGCCGGTTCCCCTGAAGGTCGAGGTCGGACAGCGCGCACAGGATCGCCTTATCCACCTTGACGTCACCGGACGGGGTCCGCTCGGTCAGCGACTCCCCCATGCCGTCGAGCGCCTCGGCTATCTGTGCCGTGCTGTTCACGTTGTCGACGCCGTACCGCGCGGCCTTCTCGGCGTACTCGTACGCCTCGGCGGCGAGGATCGCGTCAAGCTCACGGGTGAACTCGATATCCAGGACCATGCCGCGCCGCTGCATCACGGCACAGATGCGCGCTATCTCACCCTCGTACTGCACCAACCGCTCGCGCACGCCGAGGAATTGGAGCTTGCCGACCAGCTTCGGATGGAGCCGGGCAGTCAGGATGACGTCGAGACCTGCGTACAGGTTGTACGTCGGGTGGTGAAGGTCGATCAGCGCCCAGCCGGTTTCTTTGGTGAGCCCGAGGGAGTTGAACACGGCAGTGAGGTCGCCCTGAGTGTCCGGGGCGGACGGGTCGACGTAGTAGGCACTGAGCGGCTTCAGACCGGTGCCCGTGCCGCCTTCCTGCGGCTGCCTCGGATCGACCAGCGCGGCGAGAATCTTCGTGTCGACGGTTCGCGGGGCGAGGTCTTCCAGGGTCACACCCCAGACGTGCCGGTCAATGACCAGCCAATCGAACGGGGCGTTATGGATGAGCCACCGGGTACCGGCGGTTTGCAGCGCCCACTGAACGGCCCCGGCGAACCACCCGCCTAGCTCAAAGTGCAGGACCCATGCCGTGTGCGCGTCGCCGAACTGGACCGTGCGGAGCCGGTACCCGGTCGAGAAGATGTCAAGACCGGTCGTCTCGGTGTCGAGGGCGATCGGCCCCCGGTACCACGCGGCCTTGAACCACTCAATGAACTCGTCTACGTCGGCCGAGGTTTCGGGCACGTTGACCGTGACGACGTCGCCCGCGATGTGGTGGTGATAGGTGCGCATGTGCTCTCTCCCCATACACGAAAAGGCACCTACTCACATTGAGTAGGTGCCCTCTCTGTTTGCTCGACTACTCGGCGAAGATCCCCGGGCCAGTGCTCACGGTCTCCAGGGCAGCCGTACGAAGGCCGACCAGCGCAATGCCGGTACGGGTTTTCTTCCGGGTAACGCCGCGCTCCTCCATGGCGTCATAGAAGCTGCGGCGGGTCCACCGCTCACGGCCGGGCAAGTTCTCGGCCTCGCACCAATCGAGGTAGTCCTGAAACGCCTCACTGCCGTTCATGGTGTGGACGTCGTCGGCCGCTTCGAGGATTCCCGGGAAGAACCCGGCGAGTGCATCGCTGGTCTCCCGATACTCCTTCACGGCTTTCTTCACGACACCCGGATCTTCGAGGCCACCCGCGTACCACTCGACGGCCCCGCGCACGGCCCATGCGGCGATGCCCTCCGCCTCGGCGAGCAACTTCCGATCTAGTTCATGGTCCCGCTCATGCGGCGCAAACCACCGCTTGAAAGGGATCATCTTGACTCGACGCCAAAGCCCCTCGTCCTGCCCCCGGAATTTCGGCTTGTGGTTGGTCGCCAGCATGAGCAGGAACGTCGGCCGGAACTCAAAGAACTCTTGGCGGAGGAAGCGGGCGGCGATCATGTCCTTACCGGTGACCCGCTTCAGGACAGCCTCAGACATTGGCTTGCCGGACTCACCCTCACTGGCCATGACCAGACGGGACCCGCGAAGGGCAGCAATGTCGTTCGGGATGCCGCCACTGCCCTTCTCCTCGAACGTGGCGAACGGCGTGGTTTTGGAGACGGCCCGGAAGACGGCAGTCAGCGTGTCCGTGAAGACGGATTTGCCGTTCGCGCCTTTCCCCCACAACACAGCGAAGCACTGTTCATCCGTCTGTCCAGTGACCCCGTAACCGACCAGTCGACGCATGTACGCGGGAAGATCGGGGTTCGCCGGGAAGATCTCATCTAGGAACGACTCCCATCGGGGACAGGTCGCGTCGGGCTTGAAATCGAGGTCGAGCGCGTAGGTGAGCATGTCGGCCTGAGAGTGAGCGTGCATCTTGCCGGACCGGAGGTCGACGGTTCCGTTCCGGAAGCTGAGAAGGTGCGGCTTCGCGTCGAACTCGGCAGCGTCGACATGCACGTTCGGCACCGACCGGAGTTCGGTCAGTAGCGCGTCGATGCGCGTCGTCATGGTGAAGGCACGGGCCTTCTGGAGTTGCCCGGCGAGGACCAGAGCAGCCCCCATCTTGTGAATCTCCTGACGCACCTTGACAGTTGAGCGCTCCCACACGGTGCCGTTCCACACGAAGAACCCGAGACCGGGCGCGTACTTGACCCGGTTCCCGGACCACGCGACCAGCGCGTGAGCGTTCATTGCGTCCGACTCGCCGAAGCGGCTTACAAGCTTCGTCAGGATGTCCGACGCGTCGTCGCCTTGCTCCGCCGTGACCTCGACGGAGCCGGTCCGGGTGGTGATCTCGGCCGACTCGGCTTCGGCCTGGACGACGGATGCCTTCCGGGCCGGGCACGCGGCCTTGACGGCGTCGTGCAGCGCCTTCGGGAAGCCGTCCGGGTCCCGCTCGCGCCACGCTGTCAGGTCGTCGCCCTCGCACGGCATAGGCAGGCTGAAGACCTCGATACCGAACGGCTTCAGCCCCTCGGCCAACCGGCGGTTGAACTCGCGTCCAGCCTTGTCGTTGTCGCCTGCGGCGATCACCTGATGCCCGCGAAGCCCCTCGGCTAGCTCGGCCAACAGTTCCGGGACCCCGGCGAGGGCAGCCCCTCGGATCACTACGGCGTCGTAGCCAACGGCAACCGCTGTGAGCCCGTCTCCGGGCCCCTCGGACACGACTGTGACCCCGTAGCCACCCTGACCCCGGAACACGCCGTACGGGGCCCAGCGCTGCCCGTCAGGGTTCATCAGGGAAACCCACCGGCCGGGGCAGTCCCCCGACAGGTCTCGACCCTGCAAACCCCGGGCGACTCCGTCGAACCCGACCAGCGGCACCGTGAGGCGCGGGAAGCTCAGGAAGGCACGGGACCGGTACTTGAACCACTCGACGGGAATCATCTCGCCGTCATCGACGCCTAGTTGCAGCTCGAACGCCGACTCCGGGTCGAGCCCGAACCGGTTCTCTGCGTAGGTCGCTGCCCGGATGGACCATTCGTCGTCAAGCTTCCGAAGAATGGTCACCGTGTGGTCGATGTAGTTCGCGAGTCCGGCAGTCTGGCCGACCCCGACCATCTTCGGCCGCTCCTTCGGCACGTTGACGCCGGGGCCGGTCGCGTCGAACATGTCCGACTGCCGAAGCCCGGCAGCCTTGACGACGTCCGGGAACGTGCAGCCGGACCGGCAGGCGAGCCGGACCTTCAGATCTTCCCCTCGCCAGATGCGGAGCGAGGGGCGCGAGTCGTTGTGCGCGGGGCACAGTGCTAGGTACCCGTCGGATACCTGCTCAACCTGCCGGAAGCGGGCGAGTATGTCAGTGAACAGCATTGAGTTCCCTTCCTCGCCCGCCCTAGAACGGCAGGGTTTCATCACGCTCTGTAGATCGAGCTAGCGTCCTTATGTCCGTTTTTACCCACTAGCACCCGTTGCCGGCATCGGCCCCTTCGTAACCGTGCGTAGTCGTGTGGCGAAGCGCCATGATGACGCGCGAGAAGGTCCATAGGTTCGTGGTGTAGTACCACTTCGACTCATCCGAACCCCGGGCGCACAGCACGAACCCCCATCCGTCGACGGGCGCGCGGAGCGCTTCGGCCATGCGGTGCCACGTCGGCACGGCTATGTGCACCCGCCCGTCCCGCACCGAGTGGTTACGCACCTTGTGTACAGCGATGCCGTACGGGAACCCGGCGTGCGTCGCCTCAACTTCCGCTTGCCGTAGCCACGTTGGGACGGCGGGCGACTTCACATCCTTGCACTCGACCACGACGGGCCACGCGTGAAGGTCGCCGATGTCGTGGTTGCCTTCCTGTGCCTGCCGCTTGACGTTCAGCGGGTCGGCCGGGTTCCTGAACTTCGTTATGCCCGCAGGGAGTTCACGCCAGTGCGGGACGTACAGCCCGAGGCGATCGTTCAGGTAGTCGCGGACGGCCGACTCCCACGCCGTGCCGCGCTGTTTGTTCGGGTTAGACACCGGGACGTGGCCCCCCACCCTGGCTACCGGCGGCGATCAGCGCCGCACCGAGAAGGAACATCATCACCATTTGAGCCCACACCGGCATGACTAGAACACCTTCCTCGGAGCCATAGCGGCAGCGCACAGGAGCAGGCAGCCGAAGCCTCCCAGCACTCCGCCCAGCATGAACACCATGACCAACTGAGCCCACAGGGGCATTACTTCACCTTCCGAATGTCAGCGCCTCGGGTGTGCGCGGCGCGAAGTGCGTCGGCGTACCGAGACCAGTCCTTACGCTTCACGGCGTCGGCGTGCAGTAGCACGACGTCACCCGTCTGTGCCGCTCGCAGGTTCCCCAGTGGGGACGCTGCGGCGAGTGACACCGAGTACGCCCGTTTCATGACTCCCTCTCCACCTACTCACCGTGAGTAGGTGCCAACGACGAAAGGGCCGGACAGCACCCGTACAGGTACCGTCCGGCCCGTTGACCTACTTACTCCCCCGGCGAGATCAGCCGGACGTGCTCGGCGCTGATCCACGTCGAGCGCATCGAGCGGCGCGCGGTGAACCCGCTCTCCGTACCCGTCGGCCGGACCTTCAGCATCGGGCGAAGCCGACCCTTCTCCAGCCGGGCAGTGACCTTCTCGACCCGTGCGTCAGTCATGCGCACACGGTTCGCCTGTCGCGCGGCGTAGGTGACCAGGTCACCCGCGTAAAGCTCCTCGCCCGCGTAGTCCGTGATGACTCCACGCTTACCCATCAGATGCTCCCCCAGGCTCGGCCCATACGCGGCGGCATACCCTCGGCCGCACGAACTTCGTTGATGGACAGGTACGCGCTGTCCCCGTAGTTCTTGAACACGATCCCGGCGAGACCGTTCGGGCTTGCGTGCGACCTGATCAGCCGACGCTCGGAGTTGCTCTCGTTGACCACGCCGGTACCGGCGAGCGCGCGGGCGATGGCCGACGCGTGCCTACGCGGGCTCAGCGTCTCGTCACCGCCGACGTGCCGAAGGATCGCCGCGAGCGTGCGCGCTTCGTCCTCGTTCAGCGTCAGTGACACTGTCTTGACCGTGATCATCTGTGTTGCGGTCTTCGCCTGCGCCATGCTCTCTCTCTCCTACTCGGTGTCGTCGTCGTAGATACCGAAGCGACGACGTCGCTCATGCAGAAACGCCTTGCGGAACTCGGGACGGATGTCCCACAGAGGCGTGCGCACCAGTTCGTCTGTGGCGTGCCTCAGCAGCCGGGCGACCCCCTTCGGGTCAAGCCCGTGAAGGTACGCCAGCGAAGGTGACACGGGAATCGGGGCAGCATCGTCGGTGTGCTGCCCCTCGGCGTCGGCCATGGCCTAACGCCCCTCGGTGATGGCCGAGTTGTACGACCGGATGCCGTTCAGCACGGGCTTCCGGTAGGACACGTTCCGGCCCTTCTTCGTGGTGTACTCGACCAGTTCGAGTGCGAGGGTCGCGACCGATTCGCCGCCAACCTTCGTCAGCGCGTTGTCGTACTGGTGCAGCACCTCGGCGAGGGTCCAGCTACCGGACTGGAACCGGAAGGTGCCGAGTTCCGGGTCATCGGCGAGCCGAAACGTGATGCTGATCGAGGGCGACGGGCCGATGAAGTCCTTCGCTGCGGCCTTCCGCTCGGCGAACAACTCCGGGCAGCCGCACGGGCGTCCGGCCTTGTCGTCCGGGGAGAGGAACTCGACACCGTCGCAGTGGTGGACCAGCTTGGAGCGGTTCCACAACTTCATGTCCGACTTGATCGCGTCGGGGCCGTCGAGGATCACCTGAACTCCGTCAGCGGTGGTGAGAACCTCAATGAAGTTCTCCGACGTGCTGTCGGTCTCGACCGGAGTTCCGCCGAGAAGCTGAGCGACAGCGTCAGCAACGGCCTGACTGCCGGTCGTGACGCGCCACTCGGCGAGGGACACGGGGATTGTCTGCCCCCGGGCGTCGACCTCCGTCGTGCCCGAGTGGAACCGGCCGACTGTGTCGTCCGTGTAGCTGGTGCGCTCCTTCGGCGCGGCGTCGGGGTCGGTCTCGAAGATGCGAAGTGCCATGCGGTCTCTCTCCCTTTGGAGTTTTCAAGTGGCTAGGGGCGGACGGAAGTTCGTGCCATCCCGTCCGCCCCCTCTCTCTGCCTTCGCTAGAACGGCAGGGTTTCGTCGGCTAGGCGACGTACAGCCGGTCCGGAGCCTTGTCCCACGTGAAGTTCACGGCGGGGCAGAACTCGACGCCTTCGGCTTCGTATGGCTCCGTGTCGCCGCAGCAACCGGCCCCGGGCACATACACCGGGAGGTCGCCGTGTGCCTCGACCAGCCGCTGAAGCATGGCGATGAACTCAGAAGCCGTCACCGGCGATGCTTCCTGACAGTGGTGTGGTGGTGGACGACGATGTGATGGGTCACGGTGTGGTGCACGACGACGTGATGCACGACGGGCGTGTGATGGGTGTGCGAGTAGTCGTATTCGGACGGCTGACAGGCAGCAAGCCCGAGGGCTGCCCCCATAGCGAGGGCAGCCACAGCGGTACGGTTGGTCAAGAGACGCTCTCCCACTTCCCGGCGTCGTTGCTGTCGAGGGTGACCTTCAGGACGGTCCGGCTCGCGTGGTGGAACACGCACACGCCCTCCGGGTTCATGAACCCGGGCACGGCGAGGCTTCCGTTCTCCTTCAGGAAGTCGAGCACGTCAGCGATGGCGGACGTAGAGAACGCGCCCCGGTACAGCACGGGCACGGGCTCGACCAGGGCACCGCCGATGGTCTCGGACAGGTCGGCGTGCTTGTCGGTGTTGAACAGCGAGAAGCGGCGGACGTCGAGCCCGTAGTGACGGCCGATCTTGCGCCCCCACCACTCGCCGAAGTGCAGCCCCGGGCCGAGGACGCGGGCGAGGGCGGCAGCGTTGTCCCGGACCCACACAGCGAATCCGGCGTTGTCCGCCCCGGGCGTGATGATGCGGTTGCGGGACTGCGCGGTGACGGAGTAGGTCCCCGGAAGGTCGGGGTTCTCCACCACGTGCACGCCTGCGTTCGTGCCGTCGAGCTTCTCCGTGACGGTCATGCCACGGAACAGGCGCGGGGTCTTCGGCCACGGGCTGAACGCCGGACCGGCCGCCTTCAGCTCGGCCTCACGCTTCGCCGCCTCGAATGCACGCGTCGCCGCCTCGGCTGCCTGCGCGTCGAGGACGGAGTCAACGCCCCGCTTGAACCAGCGCGCTCCCATGGAGCCCTGATCCATCCACCGGGCCACGTGGCCGGGAACGGGGATACCTCGGTACAGCTTGGACACACTCTCTCCAGACGGTTGGTTGAGCGGAGCTAGGTGCTCGCAGCAGTTCGAGCACCGGAGCACGGGAAGCCACGGATGCGGTTCGAGCGAAGTCGGCCCGCAGGTAGGGCACTTCACCTGTCGTTCAGGCAGCGAAGCGGGACGTAGCGGACGGCCGTGTTCGCGTAGTGGGAGCACGGCGCGTGAGCGGCTTCGTAGCGCGCCCAGTAGAGGCAAGAGGCGAACACGGACAGGGCGGTGAGGACGAACAGCACGCGCTGAATCGTCCGAAGGTCGGATGCGTTCACTTGGCCCTCCGCTGGGTTCCGGTGACGATGCGGGACGACTTCGCGATAGCGCGGCCGATCACGGTCTTGGACACGTCCCGGTCCCACGTGAAGGTCTTCCGGAGGTTCAGGAAGAACTCGAACACGTCGGGGTCGATGCGGACGGGCTTGAACGCCCACTGATCCGGCGTGATGTGCAGGACAGCCGCGCCGTCGAACTCCGGCATTGGCTCGGTGTTGCCGTCGGGGTCGATGACGGTCTCAGCGTTCGCGTACGCGCTCATCTGCAACGCGACGTCGGCGTACGTGTCCTTCGACGTCTTCCAGTCCACGATCAGCAGGTGCGGGGTGCCGGACCGGTCCGGGGTCGGCTTGCCGTCCTCGCCCAGCCACACGCGAAGGATGGCGTCGAACGAACCGGCGTACCCGTGCTTCTCGGACCACGCGATGTCTTCAGCGCGGACGAGTTCCGGGTTCACCTCGCGCATGAACTCGGCGAAGTTGGCCCGGTACGGTTCGAGGTCGGGGTGCACCCGGCCGACGTACTCACCGCGCATCATGCGCTCGAACAGATCGTGAGCCTTGGACCCGACGTCGGCACGCATCGAGGTGTACCGGCGAGCGGCACCCTTCAGGTAGTCGACGGCCCCCTGACGGTCACGCTCGGCCATGCGGGCGACGAAGTCGATGCTGTCGACGGCGAGTTCAGCAACCATCTTCGCGTTCCAGAACTGAAGGAACGGCTTCGGCAGCATCCCGACGATGCTGGTAACGCCGGGCAGCCGGATTTCGGGCTTCTCCGGGTTGACGTAGAAGCGGCTTCCGCCACGTTGGATTGTTCGGACCTGCCCCACGGGCATTCCCTTCGGTCGTTGTTGCTTACGACCAGAGGGGAACGGCAGGGTTTCACCGGGGCCCGGTGTGACGAGTGACGTTTCTTAGGTTGTTTTCGTAATCGCTAATACATCTCTAAGGGATACCGAGAAAAGCATTCGTTCCGTCATCCGTCACCGCTCCGCTCGCTGAGGCGCTCAGCGCCCGTCTGCGGGCAGCAAAAGGCCCCGCCGGACCGGGAGGGTCGAGCAGGGCTCAGAGGGGCGCACGCGGGCAGCCAGGGGCAGTCACGCCCCCGCTACGTCGTCCGTGCAGGGTCGGGCGACCGGTTATGCGGCGGACACCCCGCCAGACTGTTACTTGACCGGCAGGGTTTCATGACATGGGGAAGCCCCGACCACTCTTCAGCGGCCGGGGCTTCGGGGTTGTGCTGGCTACGCGTCCCAGTTGCCGAGGAGCGCCACCAGGGCATCCCGAGACACAAGAGCCTTCTTACGGAGCCCGGGTGCCTTCTTTGCGTCAAGCCCGGCGATCCCCTTCGCGTTCAGCGCCTCGGCGAGCCGGGCAATCTTCGCAATGGCGTCCGCGAGCGCCTCGGCCGGGTCTTCCTCGACCTTCACGCCCGCCTTCTCTGCGGCAGCGTCAGCAGCAGCCTTAGCAGCCGCGACGGCGTCCTCAGCGGCCTTCAGCGCCTCGGCCTTCTCGTCCTCGGTCATCTCGCCCGCTGCGACCTTCTCAGCGGCCTTCTCCTCGGCCTCGGCGAGTGCGCCCGTGGCGGTGGTGAGCGTCTCCTTCGCGGCCTCAAGCGCCTTCACGTTCTCGCGCTTGACCTTCGCAAGCTCGGAGCGGGTGGCAAGCTCGACGCCGTAGTGAGCGGCGACCAGGTCAGAAATCTTCTGGTCGGCCGATGCACCCTCGGTGACCTTCGCGAACCGTGCGGCTTCCTCCGGGGCGGTGTCCAGCTCACGGAAGTACAGGGTACGGGCGTCGGTCATGGCGTTCTGCGCGCCACGCTTGATCGAGTTGATCTCGTTGCGAACGGCGGCGGTCGCGTCGGTGTCGTTCTCGTCGCCTTCCTCCGGGAGTCCAGCGGTAACCAACGTGTAGACCTCGGCGGACTTGTCCTTAGCTTCCTGTGAGGTAGCAAGGATGTCCGGGGTGCCGTCCGGCAGGATGATCGAGGTGCGGATCTTCAGGAGCACGTTCGCGATGGCGTGGCCACTCTTGAACTTCTGAACGGCGGAGTCCCGGACGAGCTGAGCGCCTTCCTGCACCAGCGCGTCAACCTCGGCACCGACGACGACCGGAGCGGCGGGCGTCTCGATCGGGGCGACCTCCGTCGACGGGGCAGCGGCCTTCTCGGCCTGCGAAGCGGCAGTCAGCGCCTTGCGAAGCGCGTTCCGCTCACGCGTCGGAAGCTGGACAATCAGACCGTCGGTCTCGGCCTTCAGCTCGGCGACTCCCTCGGCATTGTCGGCCTCGGCGAGGGACTGCACTCGCTCGGTGTTGGCGGCGATCTCCTCACGGAGGGCAACGTTCTTCGCCTCGACCTCGTCAGGGGTGGCGGTCTTCTTAGCGGCTGTCGTGGTCTTCCGGGCGGTGGCCATTTGGTGCTCCCTCGTTCGCTGTTTGGACTGTACGGGAGAACCGTAGCACCTACTCACCGTGAGTAGGTGCCACAAACGCGAAAATGCCCCCTCCGAAGAGGGGGCAAGCTCACAGGCCGATCATGCGGTCCACCTGTTCATGCAGGTCAGCGATGGTACTGCCGTTGAAAAGTTGGTAGTCGGTCCTGAAAGAATCAAGGGCCGTCTCGCTCTCATGCTCGTTGGGCAGCATGGGAAGCGTCGGCCGGACCACCCGGACCATCAGGAACCCTCGTTTCTTCAGCGCCTCGGCTTCGTTCGGGTACCGGCAGTCCGTCACCACGACGGGCGCGTTCCAGCGGTGCGCTTGCTCTGCCTTGTCGAGGGCGAGGTTCAGCCAGTAGTCGGGTGTCAGGTCCCGGATCGTCTGCCCCATGCGCTGAAGGATGCGGCGAACCTCCGGGAACGCGTCCTTCGCACCCTCCCACCCGAACTCGGCGAGTGCATCGTTCAGGCGAACCTCGCTGAGGTTTCCGGCGCTGATGATCGGGTTCAGATGCTCGGCAGCCGTCTTCAGCGGCGACGCGAAGGCAATGGGCATGTAGCACTTCGTGGTTACCAGCCGTGCGGCAACGGTGTCTTTCCCGCTGCGCGCCCGACCGATGAGAGCAACACTCCTGAACGCCATTCCGGCCCCTTCGGTAGGTGGTTACCCGAAGGGACCGGCAGGGTTTCATCGTTACTCTCTGTATACCAAAAGGGGCTCGCCGGCTGTACCTATGCCCGAGAATGTCCGTTTATGGCGGGCACCCTCGGTTACTGAGCGGACTCGGCCGGGTCGAGGGCGACACCCGGAGCGAAGACGATCGGGGCAGGCACAGGGGTGGACACGGGGGCAGCCTCGACGGGGTCGGGCTCAACGGCCTGCGGGACCTGCGAGAAGGGCACGCCCAGGTCGCTCGCCAGCGTCTCGGCGTCGGACGCGAGCGCGTCAGCGTTGATCCCGTGGCGGGCGAGGTACCCGGACACGAAGGTGACAGCGGCAGTCACACCGCCGAGGTACAGCCCCTTCACGTCGGACGGGGTGCCGTTCGGGAACACGTGCGGGCCGACGATGCCACCGACGACGGACGCCATGGAAGCGGCGACAGTGCTCGCGGTTACCTTGCCGGAAATGTTCATGCAGTCTCCTCGGGAGTGGTGCGGCGCTCAAGTCGCGTGCGCCGTAGGTCAGTTGCGGTGAGCGCGGAAATCGCGTGCTCGGTCGTGTGGGCTGCCTGCCACGTCTGTACGTCGGCTAGTTTCGAGTCGACGGAGTCGAGG